GTCTTTCTATTTTTAAAATAATAAAGGAGATTGGTAGAAAAAAATGACATCAGAGTTAGTGGCAATGCTTGGAGGTGGAGTCACGGGATTTGTAATGAAACTTATCTCAGCACAAATGAATATCCAAGCAAATGCTATTGATGCGATGATTAAGAAACAAGGAGTATCAGATGATTCAGCAGATAGAGCAGCAAAAAGAACAGGAGATGGAGGAGCGTGGATCAGACGCTTCATTGCAATCTGTATACTTTTCTCAGTCGTATTTGCTCCCTTTGTCATGGCGTTCTTTGATATACCAGTAACCGTTGAGGCGAACAAATTAGGAGTATTTAAATTTTTAGGAATAGGAGTAGATAAATGGAAAAACTTAGAGGGGTTCGTATTGTTGCCAGAAGTAAGGCAAGGGATGCTGGCTCTACTAGGTTTTTACTTCGGAAGTTCACAAGTTAAATAGAAAGTCCAGTTTCTGGTAAAAAAAACTGGACATCATCTGATATAGATATGAAAAAATACGGAAAACGCAAATCATGTGGTGGCTACGGTAAAGGTAGCAAAGGAAAGAAGTAGTTATGCCTAAAGACGCTTGCTACAGAAAAGTTAAAGCCCGTTATAAGGTGTTCCCATCTGCGTACGCAAGTGGGGCGATAGCTAAGTGCCGTAAGGTGGGTGCTGCTAACTGGGGTAAGCGTAAGAAGAAGTAATGGCTGTACGGAAGACAAAGAAAGGTGCTGACCTTAAGCGGTGGTTCAAGGAGAAGTGGGTAGATGTACGCACTGGAAAGCCCTGTGGTCGCCGTAAGGGAGAAAAGAGAGGTACACCCTACTGTCGCCCATCTAAGCGTGTAAGCAGCAAGACTCCTGTAACTAAAGGAGAAATGACTGCATCACAGAAACGATCAAGGATAGCCCAGAAGAAAAGACTGGGACAACCAGCAGGTAAACCTCAAAGAGTGAAGGCAGTAAGACGTGGCAGTAAATAAGAAAAGCATGAAGTGTAACGTTCCTAAAAGACAAGTGTCTGGTGGGAAGAAGTTCGTTGTGAAAGCCTGCCAAGGTGGGAAGGAAAAGATAGTACGTTTTGGTGATTCTAATATGACTATCAAAAAGAGTAACCCGGCACGTAAGAAGAGTTATTGTGCTAGGTCAGGTGGAATAAAAGGTAAGAAAAATAAGCTGTCTGCGAACTACTGGAGTCGCAGGGCTTGGAATTGCTAATGGCTAGATACGACAATTATGGTCAGGTAGACGATAAAATTACCGAAGAACTTGATACTGGGTTCATCGGTTTTAATAATCGTTTACGTCCAGACCAGTTGAAGCCCGGTACTTTAACTGTCTCTGAAAACGGAAGGCTGGACCTAAATGGGGAGTGGCAGACTAGAAAAGCTATGAAACATTTAGCTTCACCGTTTCAAGCCTCTGTATTGTTCACAGATAACGAAACAGATTCTAAACTAAAACTTTTTGATAACCCTACTACAAACCCTCCAAGCGGAGCATCTGTTGATAGCCTTACCGGAGTTCTTACTATTACATTTGCTGGGGGGCATGGAATATCCGCTGATTACGACGGCCATGTTTTCTTCTTAAATCAATTTTTAGGTAACGCACAAATAGACGGTAATTACTTAATAACAAGAATTAGCGATACTGAGATAAGTGTTATTGTTAGTGGATTAACTTCTATTACATCTATAGTTTCAGCAGAAGTTAGAGGACTAAGCTTAGACGACAATGCTGCTAACGTAATAGAATACGCTTTGGAGTACAGTGATCCCAATAATGGAAGTGAATCTTATATTCTTTGTGTGGGCACTACCTCTTCTGCGGTTGTAAAATGCTCAGATGGATCTATTACTGAAATTGGTTACCCAGTAAACCAAACTGCATCTGGTGCTACCGCAATTCAAGTTTTTAATAAAGTTATTATATTTAGAGACGGTGAAGTAGCAATGGAGTGGGACGGTGATTTGACTGGATCTCCTTCTTTTAATTTGGTTGAAAACGGTGATTACCTCCAGCCTGTACACATAATCACATCTGATGGAACTTTTAAAACAACGGACAACGTTGCTACAGTTGCAGAAAGCAGCAGTGTTTCTGTTGGAAGTAAAATATTTCTTGTAAGCAAAACCGAGGGAAGTCAAACATCTGGACTTGGTAGCGAATTCGAGTACACCGTAAAGGATGTGTATTACTCTAATGGAGTAAAAGATATTGATACAGCAGAATCTACTTCAGGTACTGGAGAGTATTCCTCACTGTTTAAAGTGACAATAACTACAGATGTTGCTCATGATCTTAAAATAGCAGAACCGGTTTCTATTTCTGGATTTACAAATTCTGAAGCTGCAATAAATGGGAAAAGAGTTGTGCAAGATGTTTTGTCATCAACATCTTTTGTTATCTACACGGACAGTAACCCCAATGCTTCGGGGTCATACACAGGAGTAACCGTTGGAGTTGCTGATGGATTTACTTTTGTTATACCAGAGGAAGGTCGAGAAAAAGACTCTGACGGAAATGTAATCCATGTCACTGACGGAGAAAGTTTACTTGCTACTCCAATCTTAAGTGAAGTAACTTCTCAAGGTAGCGGATTTTTCTATATGCCCGCTCCTCCATTTGGTGAATATCATCAAAGAAGGCTTGTTGTCCCATATAGGTACAACATGAGCGAGGACGAAACTGGAACTACAATAGAAAACCGAGGAATTCAGGATGAAGCTATATTCTCTCAAACCTTGGACACGGACACTTACGATTATCTTTATGGTCAATTCCGCTTTAATGCAGGAACATCTGACTACATAGTAGGATTTCATTCATTTTCGGATGACAAACTGGTGGTCTTTAACCGTAATAGCGTACACGTTGTAAGTGACAGCATTGACATTTCAAAATCTAAGAACACTTTAATAACAAACGAAGTAGGTTGCATAGCTAGAAGAAGCGTAGTGCAAGTAGCTAACAATTTAATATTTTTATCTGATAATGGAGTTTACGGAGTTGATTTTCAGGATTTATACAATCTGAGAGGTAGAGATATTCCAATATCTGAACCCATAGATGGTACGATACAGAAGATAAACAAGAATTACGCACATAAATCAGTTGGGGTTTATTTCAACAACAGGTATTACTTAGCTGCTCCTTTTGGTTCTTATGAGTACAATAATAAAGTTATTATATATAATTTTATTAACAAGAACTGGGAGTCCATAGACTCTGTATCTGATGAAGAATGGGCGTTTTCAAACTTAGTCGTTGCTGGTAGAGGAGAAAACAGAGGAGTGTACGCTGTGAACTCAAACGGAGGTGTTCATAGAATAGAGGCTTCAGATTCAGCGGTAGATCAATATATCCCATCTGTAGGACAACCAACTACTACCGCCCCCATAAACGGTTTAGCGACCACCAGAATGTACACCGCTAGGTCTATAGACAGGAAGAAGTGGAACAATTTTGAAATCAACGTACAGTCCTCTTCTCAGGATTCAGATGCAAACCTTTCAGCTATAACAGAAAACATAGACAGCACTGCTGTTGATCCTGTTACTGGAGACTTAATTGATTCATCCATTGACCTAGGATCACTTTCTGAATTAGCTGGAAAGACGGGAGGCAATATATTATCCGCTAATGAAGACTATTCTATACGTGGAAGAATAGGAAACCCAAGAGCGTACGGACTTCAATTATCACTAGAAACAACAATAGGAAGACCTAAGCTACGGTCAGTAAAGGTAGCAGGTGCAAAAACATTTAGAAATTTAGAAACGGCAGAATAATGGCTATACTAACTACAGGAAACTCTTACTCGGACGGCAACCAGATTACATCCTCTAATCTGAATGCTGTTGTGAACTCAGCTACTTTTGATGACCCAGTTGACATATCAAGTGGTCTTAATTTAACAGCCGACAGTCCCCCGAAGATAGCGATCAACACTTCTTTGTCTAATAAAGTTTTGACGGGGGGATCGCTAAACAACTGCCCTATAGGTGCTGTTACCGCTAGCACTGGAGCGTTTACTACCCTTTCAGCATCTGGAGATATTTCGGTAGATGGAACCATTAAACAGTCCGGAAATGTAGGCAATCTTATTATTCAAGGAGGAGATACTGCTGGTGCAAATATTGAATTATACGGATCAAATCATGCTACTGTTAGTATCCGTAACAATGCTTATTATGATGCAAGTGTTCATTCTGGAGATGTCACGTTTGATACTGCTACCCTTAAGGTAGACTCAACTAATAACCGAGTGGGTATTGGCACTGCGTCGCCAGATCATACTCTTCATGTTGAAAACACTACTTCGTCTGGGGCGTACATCAATTACGATGGGCAGTCTAATACTGAGTTTGGATTAAGAATTGAGTCTAATGCCGCTGGTGGCAATTTTGAGTCAGATTTTGTAGCCGGTGGCACAGCCTTGTTGGATTTGTACGCTAACTCTTCTACTGTCTCAGGTGGAGATATTTTAGTTGCTCGCACTCAATCCGCTACTCCAGTATTACTGGTCAAGGGCAACGGCAAGGTAGGCATCGGCACTACGTCGCCCGGCCACACTCTTGATGTGTCAGGCGAGTTTCGTGTTAATGGCGGCGGGACAGGAAGCATTGTAGTCAACGACGAGGACAGCTCGCTTTGTCCCACGATGACGTTTTTACGCAATGGAGGCGGAACCACAGGTAACGACTTTATTAAGTTTGAAAATAGTGGTGGTGAAGTTGCGGCAATCAACGCCACTGGTGGAGGTTATTTTAGTGGCAACGTAGGCATCGGCACTGCGTCGCCTCAAACCAACCTCGACGTTAGTGGCTCTGCGTCCAGCGATATTGGCTTACAGATTAGAGCTGGCGATGCAGGAGGTCAGGATAGCACTCAAATTGCTTTTTCTTATAATGGCAGTCCTTACAACTCATCTGGTTATGCTCACAGTATAAGAACGCAACATAGCGGTTCTGGAGAAGCCGATAATAAAATCTCGTTTTATCTTTGGGATTTTGGAACAGACACATCATCGACATTGGGTTCAAAGCACGTTATGTCGCTTTGTGGCAACGGCAACGTCGGCATTGGGGATGCGTCGCCCTCATACAAGCTCGATGTAAACGGCAC